CACCGAGTTGATCAGCAATTGCTTGCAATTCAGGTCGTAATGCATCAGACATTGGTGTTGATGTCATGGGAGCTAGGAAGCCGCATAGCTTCGCTATTCTGGCAAATGAGCCACGATGACCACATTCATCACCTCTTATGAACATAAGAGCATGGATTAACTCATGCATAGTGTCACTGACTACGTCAATTGGATTCTCTCTAGCCGGTGATATGTTGATACCGATATGACCGTCAGTAGCACAGGAAGCCTTGACACACTGAGCGATAGCTCGCTTAGTACGTTGACCACCGAGCCATGAACAAGCAATACGAATCTTTACCTTGTCAAATTCCGAAGGATCAATTCCCGCTTTGTCACAAATATGCATAATACACAAGGTCATACTTGCTTCAAGCCATGTTTCACGTTGTTGATATTTCAAGTTACTCATGATTCCCTCCAATGGGATTGTTGCGATTGATTGGTAGTTTAAACACCTTTCACTACGTTCAAGGTGTTATAAACGACCATATATTTACTGTACTTCCCACATAACGTCTAATGCATTATGTAGTTTATCCTGATCACTTTGTGATAAGTGACCATCCATTAGCCATTGATTCATACTCTCTTCGAGAGCAATAAACTTATCAGCTAAAGCTGATCGTTGTTCCTCAGTCACCGTTGCAGATATGTCATCATGACGTACTGCGGTTCGTATAAGCGATTTGGCTTGTGCTAGTTCGTGTTTAATTAGACTCATTCTTGATCCCCTTCGTCACCGAAAAACTCACCATCGAGCACCATGTCATCACATACATCATGACACCATTCGATAATTGCCTCGTGTTCCTGTCTCATAATTTCATTCATAATCAATTGCCTCGTTGTTGTTGGTTGGTTGCGATTGGTCACCACATTGAAGCAAGGTTTAAACGTTGTCAACATGTTTTTTTAAATTAGGTTGATATAGACTGCTTTACTTTAGTAACTATTTTCGTTTAAACAGGTAAACATGAATAAGAAATCACTGAAACCCGCTAACATATTGACCATCAAACAACGCTTGTTTTGTAGGTATGTAGCGCAAGGTATGAGTAATCGCATGAGTGCTATTGAGGCAGGCTATGCGGATAGTGTAAGTACATCGGATACAGCTTATAAACTCATGAAGAAACCTGACATAGTCAGGGAGATTGAACGTGTGAGCACTGAGATCGCGTTGAAGGAACGTGTGTCTCTCGCGCATCATGTAAGCAGGATGCAGGATCTATCGCAAAAGGCAGAAGATGCAGGACAATATGGTAGCGCGATACAAGCCGAGCATTATGCGGGCAAGGTATCACGCCTGTATGTGGATCAGTCGCATGTAGTGAGTGAGAAGCGTGAAGCGCCAGAGGTGATTCTGGAGCGTTTAAACTCTTTGGTTGGTGGGTAGCGTAGGCATGGGTTCGCCCTCGCGCATTATGCACCCCCGCACCCCCGTGTACGCAGGCAGGAGTCCCACACACAGATATATATATGATTTTGCTCATAGATACATGTGAATTTATGATTTGTATAACAAAGGTGTTTACACAAGCGACACCCTTTAGTTCCATAATAAGAGTTGACAATATTATATGAAAAAATTTGTGCAAAAAAAAACGAGCATACTGTAAACACTATGTTGGTTTCTGAACAATTTAATAAAATTAAAAAGAAGTTGACACCTGAAGTGATGTCTAACCTATCTGGTGATCAACGCAATGATGTCGCCTCTATGTTATCTCTACTAGAAGTGGAGATGAAGCGTGAAGTTACACATGATTCCTTTTTAGCTTTCGCTAAAGAAGTATGGCCTCCCTTCTTACAGGGTAGACATCATGAGAAAATGGCTGAAGCGTTTGAGAGAGTCGCTAAAGGCGATTTAAAGAGACTTATGATAAACATGCCCCCGCGTATGGGTAAGTCTCAGTTAACGTCTTGGTTGCTACCTGCGTGGATCATGGGACGTTCTCCCGACAAGAAGATCATTATGGCTTCTCATACTGCCGAACTAGCTTTACGCTTTGGTCGTATGGTAAGAAACTTGATTGGGAGTGAAGAGTTTAAATCTTTATTCCCTAACGTGTCTCTTACAGCAGACTCAAAAGCTGCTGGTCGCTTTGATGTATCCGGTGGTGGCGAATACTTCTCAGTTGGTGTCGGTGGTGCAGTAACTGGTCGTGGTGCTGACCTTCTTATTATAGACGATCCTCACTCAGAACAACAGGGACAACAAGCTGATCCTAAAATCTTTGACAGCACCTATGATTGGTTTACCTCAGGCCCTCGTCAACGTTTACAACCCGGTGGTGCAATCATCATCGTAATGACTCGCTGGAGCATGAAGGACTTATGTGGTCATGTAATGCGTGACAGCCTTATGCGCGAAGGTTCAGATGAATGGGAAGTCATTGAGTTCCCTGCTATTTTACCATCAGGTAATAGCCTTTGGCAAGAGTTCTGGCCTGTAGAAGAACTAGAAAAAATTAAAGCTACATTGCCTGTGGCTAAGTGGGAAGCACAGTATCAACAACAACCTACTTCAGAAGAAAGCGCAATTATAAAAAGAGAGTGGTGGAATATATGGGAAAAAAGAGAACCGCCAGCAGTCTCGTTTATTATACAATCTTGGGATACGGCATTTTTAAAACATGAGCGAGCTGATTTTTCTGCTTGTACAACATGGGGTGTATTTTACGCAGATAACGAAGAAGGCAGTAATATGCCTCAAATTATTTTATTAGATGCATTGCAAGAACGATTAGAGTTTCCAGAATTAAAATCACGAGCATTAGAAATGTATAAATACTGGAGTCCTGATGCTTGTATTATTGAAGCAAAAGCAGCAGGAGCGCCTTTGGTTCAAGAGTTAAGACGTATGGGAATACTTGTCAGCGAATACACACCTACTCGTGGCAATGATAAAATATCAAGAGTTAATGCTATTTCAGATTTTTTTGCATCAGGCGTAGTTTGGGCGCCTCAAACAAGATGGGCAGAAGAAGTAATGGAACAATTTGCTGCTTTTCCTGTCGGTGATCATGATGATTTAGTAGACTCCTCTACCCAAGCTTTGTTACGGTTTAGGCAAGGTGGATTTATTTCTCTTGATCATGATGAAGATATGGGTAGTGATGTACCAGTTATTGCTAACTATTATTAAGTTGTTTACACTTACACTATAACATTCTATAGGAAAATTTATGGCTGTCGATAAAGCACTTACAGGTTTAGAAATGTCTGACATGCAAGACCGCATGAAAGATAATTCTGAAGAAATTGAAATTAGTATAGAAAATCCAGATTCAGTTGCTATTGAAACAGAAGATGGCGGTATGCTAATAGACTTTGATCCAAATTCATCGGATGAAGAAATAGAATTTGGCGCAAATTTAGCTGAATACATAGAAGAAGATGTTCTATCTTCTTTAGGTTCTGAGTTAGTTAGTGCTTATCAAAATGATAAATCTTCTCGTGGAGCTTGGGAAAAATCTTACATCAATGGTTTAGAACAACTTGGTTTAAAAACAGAAGATCGAAGTACACCGTGGCCCGGAGCTTGTGGAGTACATCATCCTATGCTTTCAGAAGCTGTAGTTCGTTTTCAATCGCAAGCTATTACAGAAATATTTCCAGCATCAGGGCCAGCTAAAACTAAAATTGTTGGTAAAATAACACCAGAAAAAGAAAAACAAGCAAGTAGAGTTCAAGATTATATGAATTATTTGCTTACTGATCGTATGACAGAGTATCGAAGCGAAATGGAAAGATTACTATTCTCTTTACCTTTAGCTGGTAGTGCATTTAAAAAGATTTATTACGATCAATCTATGAAAAGACCTTGTGCTATGTTTGTTCCTTCAGAAGATATGGTTGTTTTTAATGGTGCAACTGATATTACATCAGTAACTAGGCTTACTCACATAATGCGTAAGAGTAAAAACGAAATTCGTAAACTACAAGTTAACGGATTCTATCGTGATATTGATTTACCTAGCTATGATTTAGATTTAGATGAAGTAAAAGAAAAATACGGTGACCTAACAGGCGATAAAATATCAAGAAGTAGCTCTGGTAGCGGTTATTTAACCGGTGATTCTGTGCATACTTTGTTAGAAATGCATGTTGAATTAGATTTAGATGACTTTGAAGATGAAAAAGACGGTGAAGCTACAGGTATTGCATTACCTTATGTTGTTACTGTAGACAGAGAGTCTTCAGAAATATTATCAATCAAAAGAAATTGGTTTGAAGATGATGAAGAGCATATGAGACGTGATCATTTTGTTCATTATGAGTATCTTCCGGGACTTGGCTTCTATGGATTAGGATTAATTCACCTTATTGGTGGCTTAGTTAAGTCAGCAACAAGTTTATTACGGCAATTAGTAGATGCAGGTACACTTGCTAACCTTCCGGGTGGCTTAAAAACTCGTGGTATGAGAGTAAAAGGGGATGACACTCCTATAATGCCCGGAGAGTTTAGAGATGTTGACGTTCCGGGTGGATCAATACGAGAAAACATTACATTTTTACCACATAAAGAACCTTCACCAACATTATTTCAATTATTAGGTAATATTGTTGAAGAAGGTAGGCGTTTTGCAGCAATTACTGATGTAAAAGCATCAGATATGAACTCTCAAGCTCCAGTTGGCACTACATTAGCTATACTAGAAAAAAATATGAAGGTAATGTCTGCTATACAGTCAAGATTGCATACTGCAATAAAAAAAGAACTAGCTATTTTAGTTAATGTAATTAAAGATTTTGGGCCTCCAGAGTATCCTTATGAATTAGATGGAGAAGAAAACAATATAGAAAAAGACTTTGATCAAAGAGTTGATGTTATTCCAGTATCAAACCCTAACGCAGCTACAATGGGACAAAGAATAATGCAATATCAATCTGCATTACAACTTTCAGCTCAAGCGCCACAATTATATGATTTGCCTACATTGCACAGACAGATGTTGGAGGTTTTAGGTATTACTGATGTCGATCAAATAGTACCAGCTCAAGATAATTTCAAACCTAAAGATCCAGTTTCTGAAAACATGGATATATTAAATAGTAAACCAGTTAAAGCTTTTGAATATCAAGATCATGATGCACATATTAAAACTCATATGTCTATGATGGAAGATCCAGAGATGCAACAAATGATGCAGACCTCAACAATGGCTCAATCTATACAAGGAGCATTTGAAGCTCATATTACAGAACATTTAGCATTTAAATATCGTAAAGAAATTGAAAAAGAACTTGGTATTGAGTTACCGGAAATAGGCATGGAATTACCAG